GGCACCCGCGCCTGAACCTGAGCCGCCGCCGTTACCTGTGCCAGAACCAGCACCCGTCCCGCCTCCACCGCCCGCGATCAGCTTCTCCAGGCCGCTGCTCAGCGTCCCAAGCGAAGCATTGATCGGCGTAAGCTGCTCCGTCAGCATAGTCGGAAAATCCGTCTTCTTGAACCTGTCGAACCCGGCCGAGACCGCCGCCGCGATCCGCTTGTCGACGTCCGCCGCGACCTCTGGAGCCAGCGCTCCGCCGCCCTCACCGCCGCCAGCCGCCGCGCCACCGCCTCCGCCCGCACCGCGAAGGGCGTCCATCCAAATCTTCTCTTCGCCTCTAACAAACATCGTCCATTACCTCTGTCTTCGCACCCACACACCTACCATTTTAGCACGCTAGCGGGACCAGCGACCACGTTCATTTGCCGACGTCGGCAAAATAGTTTGGCCGATGAATCCCGCGCGTGCCGTCGCTGCGCGGTCCTCTTCACAGCGCCGCCCCTGCCGCACCGCGGGACGCGCCCCGAGCAGGTGCGATGGAATTGTTTGGGATCGTAGGCATGCCATCGTCGCTAGTAAAGCAAGCCCAACCCGTCCAATAGCCACGGCACCATTCCGGTTTAGCAAGTCGCGTCACCTCCCCCTGTACAACGAACCTCTACGCATTGTTCGGCGTCACGTAGCCGACGATCGTCGTCAGCGTCGGCTGAACCGACACGTCCGACTGCGGACCCTCGTAATTCTGCTGTCCGCTGAGCCATTCCTGAATCTGGTTGATCTGGTACGGCTTCAGGGTTCCAACTGCGCTAGACAACAGCGAGTTCATCGCTGCCGTCGTTAACTTTACGTAAGGTGTCTGTGCCATTCTCTATTCCTCCAGCTACTTTCTGCTAAGATAGCTACTTCCTCTTCGACTGCTTCTTGGGCTTCGGCCCCGACCCGCCCCTTCCGGGGGGCAGCTCACCGAAGTCGCCGGGCGCCACGTTGGCCCCGATCCCCTGCCTCTTGCCTCCGGCTTCCCTGATCTGGTCCTGCGCGTCCTTGACCCTCTTGCTGAACTCCCTCTGCGCGCGCTCCTCCATAGTCGGTCCAGCCTCGATCTCATCGTACACAATCGTGAGCTCCTCGCGGTTGGCGTCGATCATCCAGGCCTTCGCCACGCGCTTCTGGATGAACTTCTCAAACGTCTTGGAGGGTATCTGCAGCGACAGGAGCGACGTCACTGCGAAGACCTCCTCCGTCGTCATGTCCTCCTGGAAGTTGAGGCCGCGCACGTCGGGGTGAACGTCGGGCTTCTTCCTGGCGTCCCTGACGTCGTCCAGCACGTCCTGCATGTGCCTGACTATGTCGTCGCCCATGCCGGCCAAGATCTGCTTCGCCGGCGCCATCTCCAGGATCTTGCTTCGCCCGGACTGCATAGCGGGCGTAGCGCGCATGCTCCGGCCCTGGGCCTGGAGGTTCATGGACCTGAAGCACTCTTCGCGCAGAGACTCGACGCGCTTGGCCGAGTGCGAGAAGCTCTTGCCCTCCGGCTCAGACCAGGTGTACGTGGTCCCGCTAGGGAACTGCAGGTATCCAACCTCTGAGTACGTCATGCTGCTGTTGTCGCCGTCGCCGATGATCACCGGCATGGCCATGTTGCTCATGAAGAGAGCCCATCGCAGAGTGTTGTCCTGGTTAAAGTGGTCCAGCAGCAGCAGATATGCTCTGTTGGCGATCCACAGCCCGCCCGTCAGACCGACGCGACGTATCGGCACTCGGTGGACGTGCGACAGGGAGTGCGGCAGCGGCCCACGGATCAGCTTGGCCCTGCGGTTCGTGTCGTTCGACGCGATGCGCACGTCCTCCTCGGGCGACCGCCTGTCCTCGTACACTCGGTACTCCTCCCTGTCGTAGTAGTACCACCGCGTGACTAGCTCCTTCTCTTGAAGGAACTCTTGGTCCTCTACCTCAGTGCGCACGACCGCCCACCTCAGCTCACCGCGCTCGTCGGTCCTCCAGTTGAGCACGTTCAGGGGGCCGTACACGGCGAGGTGGGGGTCGAGCAGACCGAGTCGGCGCTCGTCCTCCAGGGTCAGCGGAACCGGGTCGTCCGGCTCCAGCGCCTTTAGGTCGGTCAGCACCCATGCGCAGGAATAGGTCAGCATGTACTGGAAGGCCTTCTTCCAGAAGTCCACGAAGCTGGTACCTGATCCGTCGCAGTCCTCCAGGAACTTGTCGAAGAAGTCGTCGTCCTGCGCTCCGTCGAACAGGATCTCCGGCGGCGTCTCAAACATCGCGGCGCTGTACCAACCGAGTCCTGTCTGCAGGATATTCTGATACGTCAGGTGGTCCAGGCGAGCGGCGAACACCTCCTCATCCTCGCGCGGGCGCTTCTTCAGGAGCCTCTCACCGTGAGCCTTGAGCTCGGCGCCGCCCTCGTACAGCAGCGAGAGGTCCGTCCACGCGTCCTGCCGGACCACGTACTCTGGATGCTGGCTGTTGAGCAGAGAGACGCGGACATAGCCGGTCTCGTCGGCCTCGCCGGTGAATGCGGCGATGGGCTGCGGGTTATTGGGCGTCGCAGTATATGGTCCAATCAAGGGGAGGTTCGCGGCAGGAGAGGTGGCCATCTACTGTGAGCTCCCGTTCGTCCAGGTATTCTCCTGGGCTACGACTTCGTCGTGCATCTCACCCAGGACCTCGGCGAGGTCTGTGCGATACTGCTTATTCGGTAGGACGATGTCTTCGAGCAGTTCGTACGGTCGGTCAAAGGCCGCCTCAAGGTCATCGTTCAAGTCGCGAACGCAGGCGATGACCCCGGTTCCGGGTGAGTGGCGAAGGACGCCGTCGCCATCGTCGAAGACTTCATAGAAATGGAAGTGCTTCAGCACCTCTTCAGGATTTTCTGGCAAACCACGAATCGGGACGCCGACATTTGGAGTAACTTTTTCCGCATCCTTGACGTCAGCTTCAACAGGATATGGAGGAATGGTCAAGCGAACGCCGGACGCAAATCCATTGTTGAGTTCGATATTGTCTCCCTGGCCATAGGCAATGTCGGAGAAGAACTTTCCCACGTCGTCCTTGATCAATAGGGGCAAATTCGTCACTCCCTCGAACCCAAACCTAGCGCAGAATTCCAAAGCCCAGATCCCCTGTTCATTGGCAACGACGTTGAGGTCCAATGGACCGCAGAACTGCTCCCTCATGGCAGCGGCCTCCATGCGCAGCACGCCCTCAGTGGCTATCCTGCAACGTGGGTCCTTCTCAGACCATATCACGTTGCCGGAGCATCCGGTAGCAGGACCAAGGCAGTGGTTCATGAACTTCTTAACTTCAAGATCATGGTTCAACGTGCCGAGGACAAACTTATTGCCGTTGCCCCAAACCTCCGTCGACACGACAACGCCCTCAATGAACTGCTGCAAGACGAAGGAATCGACGTCTTTGCTAAACCCCTTCTCGACGTATTCTACCCAAAACATCAGGTCATCGTCGTCCTCCGAAACATACGTGAGCGACGACGCTGGGCCTGTGCCGGACGGCTTAAAGACCCACCGCTTACCGTCTCCGCCGTACTCCTTCAGGAAATCCTGAACAAGCTTGATGCTGAAGTCGTCGAACTCCTTAGTCAGGGGGATCTTGATTCCAGCAGCCTCCATCGCTTCGAGCCCAAACATGCGGTCCTGCTCTAACTTGTCCGAGTATGCCGATCCACCAAGCACATGGTGACCGGCCTTGCGAAACTTGTCTGCCAGTTCCCCCATCCCAGAAAAGTCAAAGATGACCACGTCGTCCTTCTCAGGCGTCGGCTTCTTCACCTTCGGCAATAGCCCGTCCCAAGCCTGAGCGTAGGACTTTTCCTTGATCCACAGGGCGACGTCGTTTCCCTCCAACATGATGTGGTACAGGATCGCCGCGCCTTCACCGCAATTGCTGCACATGATGAACTTCATAGCGAATTCACCGCCCTCTCATAGTGGCCCCAATCGACCTCCAACTCCACAGCAAGCAGCCTCTCGATCCCGTCGGCGATGCGGTGCTGAAAGTGGTACGGCGCGCGAGGGTCCATCCCCGGCTCATCGACGTTCCCCTCCTGACGAGCTGCCTCAAACGCGACGTCGAACGCGTCCACCTCATCCTGGTCCACGCCGTCATGCTGGCAGAGCAGCGCCTCCACCAACTCGTGCACGGCTACCAGAGCATTGTATCGAGCATCTCCGAGCTGGGAGACCGTTATCTTCAATGAGCCATCGTCCGCGAATCTCCAATCGCCGACGGTGTCGTAGCGCTGGTCCTCATGATCGACGGTCTGAATAGAGACGTTCATTCTATGTCTATGCCGATGATGGCGCCTTTGCTGTTGCCCGAAGCGTCGAACTGATACTTGGTGGTGTCCAATTGGTTGCCCTCATCGCCGCCAATTGTGACCACGCCAGACGTGGCAGAGAGGGCGGCGTAGAGGTTCCCATTCGAGTCCTTTACGTAGATGTACGACGATGCGCCGTCCGCTGGATCGTACGTCACAAGTATGCGATGAACCTTCTTCTGAGATGTGATGGTAGACAGGGGGATGGGTGTCCCAGCCGTCGCCACCGTGATCTTTCCTAGGCCAATGCTGGTCATGACTTTTTCTTCTTCACCTCTCCTTGAATTCCCACCCCGCCGCCCTTGGGGTAGCAGACCTTTAAGTATTTGTTCTTTGGCAGCGAGACGGTGCGGACGCGGCCGCCTGAATTGACGCAGTCGGTAAATTTCTTAGGCATACTATTGCATGATTCCCTTCTTGCCGCCGCCCTTCGTCTTCAACGAGAACAAGAATTCCACTGCGTAGCCCAACGCGTCGCTGATGTGCGTTCGAGCACTGTCGGACTTATCCAGCAGCCCTGTAGTATTCCCGCCGCTGTCCACTTGCCAACGAACTTTACGAAAATCCTTTACAAGTTCAGGGCACGCGAGATCGTTCACAAATAGGCGCGAAGTTCCATCCGCAGAGCGCAGCATGGTATTGACGCTGTTCACTCGGTCTGAAACCCCCGGATTTGCCTTCCTTCTGCGAAAAGTATAGTGGACGTTGGGAGCCAACGCAAAGTACTCCGCCACGATTTGCCAATTGGACTTCGTTGAGTTTGTAGACTTCTGCGTTCCTGCGGCATCCCCATACACTTCGATGTTTAGCTCGTAGCCATATGAATACTTTTCCCTCAATATCTGCAGCAGCCTCTCCATCATGTTCGCCGTGTTTGAGTTCGGCAGAACGATCTCCTCCAGCACCTCCATCCGCTCCATCTGCCGAATGCCGCCGCCACGGTCATATTGACCTATCACCGCGGACATTGGAGAAAGGTTGAAGTCAAACGAGGCAAACAGCTGCTTCCGCTCGTCGCGCACGATCGGCGTGCAGTTGACGACCTCATTGAATGAATAGTATACATTTCCGCAGTCCGCCTCGTCTCCAGGTCTCTGCTGAAACAAAGCAAACCAATCCCTTTGACTTATGCTCCTAAACTTGGCTAG